AACTTTACCCTCTTCTGTACGGGTAGCTCCGAAAGTTCCTTTGACGTAGATTTGATTAGAATAAGATTTATCAGCACGTTCGGAGATGCGGGTATTAATATCATTCCACAAACCTAAATGTAGACCAGATTGCGCCCATGCGATAACCCGACGATAGCTTGAAGAATCAACACCAAGAAGTTCTGTGTGGATAAACTTAAAGCCCATGAATGTATCAATAGCACCCTGCGCCAATGCTTTCACAGTGTTATAATCAGATGATGTAACTTCTGTAGTTCCCAGAAGGTCATCTAATTGTTTTGCTGAGACAGCAATGAACAATGGGTCCATTTCAACATCAACTTCATTTGATAATAGGATCTTTTTAGTCTCACGCAATTTAGCAACAGTCAGACCAGCAGGTGTTCCACCAACAGTGACTTGTTGGTTAGAGGTATCGAAAGCAGTACTGGTTGTACCGTTTTCGCCTGTTTTAGATGCGCTAAGAGCAGAAGTAATAATCAAGTTATCCATTGCACGACCGAGAGCATATGCACCATTAATGGCGTACGGGCTTGATGGGTCAATCAACATACGGAGTTTATCTTGATCATCAATCAGATCGGCCCATTCATAGTCAGTTGGATAAACCCAACGAGCATCATGGGGAGTAGAGATGAGAGGGGTGTCACCATGTCTGGTTGTACGGGCTTGAGCAGTAACGGAACCAATTTGCTCAACAGCTTTAGCAGCTTTACCGGTATAATTACCCATAGTAACAGCATCACGTAGTTTGGAACCACGTTGTTGAAGCAACAGTCCGACATTAGTCGTATACTGTTGGACAAACGCAGTAGATACTTCAGAACTCATGGTTTTCTCCTTATGAAAGAAAAATTAGTTTACTGGCCTAATTTGACTTGTCCACCATGAGTGGGGTCATGAACTAAACGTATTATCAGAAGTTATCCCCTTTGGGCTTCCTACCTTTACGTTTAGGTTGTGAATCCAGTAATTCACTACTATTCTCACTACCTATAACATATTTCTCAATTTCTTTACAAGTTTTTACAATATAGGATGGTTCTGTGATCCCAACTCTTGAAGCCTGTGGAATCACAACCTCTGCTATCCTTAGACGAAGTTCTTGATCAATCATATGCAGCTTCCATTAACCGTTTCATTTTTGAAACAGCATCTTTGTTACCACCAAGGTATTGATCCATGAAGGACTTATCCATCTTCAGTTCAGCAATTTGCTGTGTTGCCTGGTTAGAATCAATACCAAAAGTCTTATCTGATCGAGCACCACCGGCAAAATCATCCTCTCCCATCTTAGACCCAAGGGTGGCAAATAATTTAAGCATATCTGCTGTTCCAAGTTTGGACTCAAGTGTCCCTAAGGCTGCCTCATCATAACCAAGAGCAGACACAGCACGTTTACCTGCATCAATATTATGGTTATATGATTGACCCCACTCTTTTTTAAGTTCTGCAATACTTGTTTCTGATTGTTTAATAGCAGACTGCCGCATTGATTCTAATCGGTCATTACTTAATTGATTCCACTCATTGAACAACAATGATGCCTGTTTGTCACTTAGACCGGTTTTATGAGCAGTTTCTTTAAACCAATCAACCAATTCTTTATCAGCTCCATCAGGGATCTGGAGTCCGTACTTGTCAGAAGTTTCCGGTCTTCCCAGACTAGAATAGAGTGAATCGTAAACAGTCTCATCAGCATCGGGACCGGGGAGTTCTACAAGATTTTTACTACCTCCTACGAACTTCTCAAGGTTCCGATAACTACTGAGCATATCAGATGGATCTTTCCAGCCTTTGTTTTGAACATAAGCTGAAGCATCCTCATCAAGCCCTGAAGCCCATGTTTGGTCTACAGCAGGTGCAACATTGCCATCATTGCCATCACCACCGTTATCGACACTCAAGTCGGCAGTAGCATCAATCGTCATCATAACTCTCCATTAGTTTATAGACATCCTCGTCAGCCATATTCAAAAAAGAACTAATACGTAAGAACACCTCACGTCGGCCTTCAAGGAGATAAGTGACTCTTTCATTATCAACATCAGCGGTTGGCATGGTTGCCCGACAGAACCTTCGAAGATCAGCTAATACCTTCTGACCTTCAGGGCCATCGAAGGTTTTCCTATAAGCCATCTTACGCACTTGAAATAATTTATTAATCATCCGTTTAACCGTTTGTAAGAATTTGTTGAGCTTGTGCAGCATCTTTCATAGCTCCTGCAAGTGGTTGAGCAGATTGAAGCATACTTGCCTGTTCTTCAGCTTGTTGTCTTGCCTGACGAACCTGAATAATATCATCAGAACTTCGAAGGATAGGAGTTGGTACACCTGACACCTCAGCAGTTAATTGAGCCAGTTTATCTTTATCAAACACATCTAAAATAGAAGGATCAATGTTTGCGAATGGTGCAAGTAGCTCCATTGTACGTTGAACACCAACAAGTTCTTCAGCTCTCTGCATCCGACTCATCGGAGAATCATAAATAATTTCATATTCACCACCGGCTTCAACCAGTGCTGCCGGTAAAGGAGGGAGTATATTATTCTGCATTAGAAGATCAATTTCACGCTCAATCAGTGGACCAATAGCCTCAGACTGTTGTCTACCCATAGTAGGAGTAAGTAACATTCCCTTTTCTTGTGCTCTAATCAATGCTTCAGTTGCAGTCATGCGAGGGGTATCAACAAGAATCTGAAATAGTGTAATAAGGAAAGCATCGTCAATTGCCGCCCGTCTTTGATCCATCTTCGTCTCAGCAATATCAAGTCTGGCCCCAGTATTAAAAGGTTGAATTAATTGCCTACCGTTACGATCAACACCACCAATATTCAATCCACCCGGGCGCATGTTAACCTTCATTGCACCACCACCAAGAACCCCATCATCATGTAACAACAGTGGTGGGTCAACTAGCTTATGAACCGCACGAATATCAGTCTTTGACATCTCATTAAGCATTTTAATATCAGGTAACGCCATCATTGCAGGACTACGACCATAGGTTTCATCTGGTGCAGTCACATAACGGCTGATACTATATGGAAAGCTACCGTAACCGCCTTCCGACATCATGTATTTACAATCAGTGGAGATATAATAAGACCCCCAAGGTTTATTTTTAGAGTCAACCCGTGAAGAATCAAAGTCTGTACGTGGGGACACAACATGAACAAAGTTAAATTCAGTGTCCTCTTTACCTGGTGTTTCAAGAGCCTTCTTTATCTTCTCAGGGAGATTCTTATCTCCCCATTGTTGTGCAGACTGTCGGGCAGTAAATTTAAACTCTCTAAACACTGTGTCAATCATGCCCTGATGATTTTCAAGGAAATAAGTATCCTTCAAGTTAATCGACTTATAACGAATACCTGTATTTGAATCAAAATCAATAAATAGAGTTCCAGTGCCAAACGCACCAACAGACATCCATCGTTCATGATTCTGTCCAGCGAAGTTTGCTCTTGATGAATATCTGGCTGCAAATAATATTTCATTTGTACGAAAGAACCAATCCTGTACTTCAAAGTCCTTATTCAGTTCTGGAATTGTTGTTTTAAGATTGTGCCATTTAGATTGTCGGGGGGTGAGCATGGAGTCCATGACGGACGCAAACCGGTCAAGAGCCAACATAGCTTTTGAATCAAAAATCTTCTGGGTTTTCTTCTCCCCTTTTGTCCTATCACCAAGAAACCCTGTTTGCCTTGGAAGAACCCTTTCAGCAATCTCTTCCCAATGAGTCTCCCAGTTTGATCTCGTTCCTTTGACTTTATCAAACCTACGAATCATTTCCTCTACTTTGACCATACCTACCTCACCTGTATATCATCGACCTAATAGTGTAGTTGTGCCAATACTCGGAGTAGAGAGTTGTCCAGATACTTGAGTTGAATAACCAGATGCTCTACGTCTTGCCGCTGCTGCTGCTGCCTGAACAGCGGCAGTATCAACAGATGGAGTTGGTTCAATAGATGGTTGGTCCGCCATGTCAGCCGCTGTCGCAGCTTGAGGATTAATGATTCTCCCCATCATGGAATTATCTGCCGTGTAGAAGTTACCAGGATCAGCAACCTGATGAGCATCTTTTATACCGGCAGACTCAAGAATCTCACCACCTGGATCAAATAATCCTGATGCACTTATACCACCGCTTCGTTTGCCAAAGATATTTCCAGGGTCAGCTAGTGTTTCTATCACACCACTCATAATAAACTCCTAAGCATAGTCAAAAACATCGTAATCGGATTCCGCTGTTTTATTATTATACATATTCCTGCGTTTATGCAAGTTAATATCTATTCTTGATACCGGTTCAGAAAAGGTCAACGCTAAACTGTCACCCTCATCAGGCGACCCCAAACCCCTTCGCTTCATCCGATCTTTAGTCTCCAACTTCAACTGACCCTTCGGGTTTATATCATACTCTGGTCCTGTCAAGTCATCAACCAACTGTTGACAACTGTCAATCGCGCCAATGGTTAACCAATCACGCAAATCCCCCCACATCTCAACCCGTTTATTCAAATACTTTTCAGGGTCATGAGCACGTTCCCCACTCTGAACCTCTGTAACCCGATACCCCAACTGTTTCAACCTATCCACAACTCCACCGCCAACTCCACCACCATCAACAAACACCGCACCAGGGTTAAACTTATCAATCAGGGTCGCCACTTCAGTACTCAACTCCATGGCATTAAACCCCTTATACCGATACGGGGGTATTGACCTCGCATCTCGACCCTTCCTGAACCGAACTACACTACTATCATCTCCAAAACGTGCAACGTCTACCCCCATTAAGAGTGGTGCACCTGGATCATCGTCCATCTCCCGTATACAAGCATCACTCACCACTTCCCGACCAATAAACTGATTACTCCCTATTCTAGGGAACTGACCTTTGACCTCTATCCTGGTAACATCATGATCTTCACCATACTTCTCAGCCATTCGTTGATAAACCCCACCATCAACCCCCTCAACAGATCGACTATCAACAGATATATTATCCCAAAATTCCACATCTTTATGAAAACACTCAAAGAACCTACCCGTATTCCTCCGAGGGTTACTAATTGTTATCCATAATCTTAATGGTGATAAGTCCGTAAAAAACCCCTCAGTGACCTGCCATATCGGATCAGCAATCCCACTGGCCTCATCATACTGCACCATCATTCCAACCTGACTGTGCGCTCCAGCGAACGCGTCAGGGTTCTCTTCTGACCAGCTCTGCCCTTCTACATAATAATATTGAGTATCCATCTGAAGTTGACTCTCAATAATCTCAGCAAACCAACCAGCCGGTTTCAAACTCATGCTCGACTTCTCAAACCAGTGTCGGTTAATCGACATTGTATGCCACTTCCCTAACTCAGCCATTGTCCTTGATCGAAGTTGAGTCTCCGTATTTGCAGTTACAATACACGTCGCTCCTATCCAACAGCTTGCCACCCACATGTCCAACATGGCCAACAGTGCACTCTTCCCAATCCCTCGACCACTACTAATCGCCAAATACAATGGAGATGGACCCAACCCCACCCGCTGTTTCTCATTATCAAGCAACAAATGTTCTCGGATCTTCCTGAATTGTTCAACCTGCCATGTTCTCGGGCCTGGAAACTTCTCCAGTGGTGTCCCCTTCACTCCCCATGGAAA